GACCAATGGGTGCCGTCAGGCGAGTACAAGTTTGAGCACAATGGCGTACTAAAAGGGTGCGAGCTGCTAGGCAAACACCTCAAGCTGTTCACCGAGAAAACCGAGATTACCGGCAAAGATGGCGGGCCAATCGAGCTGACAGCCTTGTCACCTGAAGAGCGCAAGCAGCGTATTGCCGAGCTACAGGCCAAGCTGAAAGGGCCCAATGCTAACTGAACAGGAAGAGCTTGAGTACCTGCAGCTCTTGGAGCTGGAGCGCCATGACAGGGCCAGACAAAGCCTTGGCGCGTTCGCAGACTACATCCTGGAGATGCCACCAGCACAGCACCACTACTTGATGTGCGAAGCGCTGGAAGAGGTGGAAGCCGGACAGCTGGACCTTTTGATACTCATGCTGCCACCAGGTAGCGCGAAGTCTACGTACGGCTCGGTCGTGTTCCCATCCTGGTACCTGGGCCGCAACCCACAGAAATGTGTTATCGCAGCCAGCCATACTGGCGAACTGGCTGAGCGGTTCGGTCGTAAGGTGCGTAACACCATAGCCAGCAAGGCGTACGGCAAGATATTCCCTGACACCACCATATCGGCAGACAGCGCTGCAGCTGGACGGTGGGAGACCACAGCACTGGGCGAATACTTTGCTGCCGGTGTGGGTGGCTCGGTTACTGGCCGCCGGGCAGACTTGGCCATCATTGACGACCCGGTCAAGTCACGCGAAGAGGCTGACAGCCAAACGATACGAGACAAGATCTGGAACTGGTGGCGCGACGACCTGAAGACACGTATGAAACCAGGCAGCGCCATCGTACTGATCATGACCAGGTGGCACGAAGACGACCTGGCAGGCAGAGTGCTTGAGGACCTGAAGGACACTAAGACACGCGTCAAGATCATCTCGATTCCCATGGAGGCGATGGAGAACGACCCGTTAGGCAGACAGCCTGGTGAGATGCTATGGCCTGAATGGTTTACACCCGAGATGGTAGCAGAGGCTAAGCGCGAGCAGCGTACCTGGACCAGCTTGTACCAACAGAGCCCAAGGCCTATCGGTGGTGGCGACTTCAAGAAAGAATGGCTCCTAACCTACCAACGTCAACCTGCAGCGACTAACAAGGTGATCATCGTTGACCCGGCCAGCGGTAAGCGTAAGGACCGAGGCGACTTCACGTCAATGTGGGTGATCGGCCGTGGGCCAGACATGAATTACTACATCCTGGACGGCATACGTGACAGGCTTAACTTGACCGAGCGCACCGAGAAACTCATGGACCTGGTCCGCAAGTGGCGGCCACAGGCTACCTTCTACGAAGAGTACGGCATGCAGGCAGACATCCAGCACATCAGAGAAGAGCAGGAGCGCTCGCAATTCAGGTTCCGCCTGATAGCGATAGGCGGGCCGATGCCGAAGGTAGACCGCATCAAGCGCTTGGTGCCAACCATGCAGCAAGGCTCACTGTGGGTACCCGAGACAATGATGAGGCAGTGTGCCGATGGGCACCAACGCGACATCATCAAAGAGCTTGTCGATGAGATGCTGGCCTTCCCGGTAGGCGCTAACGATGACGCCCTGGACAACCTGGCCAGGATTCACGAGGAAGAGGTGCAGAAGTATCTCAAGCCACCCCAGGCTGCAGCGAGAGCAGCACCCGTCATACCGTTCACACCGTTCGATGCAGAGATTGGCTACTAGCTTCACAGGTGGGTAGGCGTATCTTGAGTGCTGGCGGGCTACTTCCCTTGTCTGCCATTGTATGTTTGTGCTTGATATATCCATATCCTGACTTCGGCCCGGCCTTTGTGCTGGGCTCTTTTTTTTCACAGGTGGGCAGGCGTATCTTATGGAGCATTATTCCCATAGGAGGCTAACAGTGGCCCTCATCACATCTAAAATAGTTGGCGGCGGAGACGGTAGCGCGAAGCTGATTACCTACGCTGCTTTGGTTGAAGCCGACATAGACCCATCACCCATTGAACTCGTGGAGTTCGCAGACCGTTCAGTCCAGGTAGTAGGCACCTTTAACGGGGGCACCATCACTATCGAGGGCAGCAACAACGGTACCGACTGGGTGCCATTGACAGACCCACAGGGCAACAACCTCACATTCACTGCCGGTAAGATCGAACAGATCCAAGAGCTCACACGCTATGTGCGACCACGCGTCACAGCTGGCACCGGTGTATCAGTCAACGTGTTTTTCGTGGTGCGTCGCGCATCAAGCCTGAGGACCTAACATGAGTCAACTAATCAACGCAGCGGACGCGATCCGCGCATCCATCCGACAATACAAAGCGCTCAACGAGTTTGCCGATGCGCTTGAGAAGGTAGGCCAGCTTGAGCAAATGGAGCTTGAGATCAAGGCCCGCATTACGCAGCACCAGGCAGACGAAGCGGCAGCCAAGCTCTCAGCCGGTAAGGCTCAAGAGAAGGTTAAGGCAGCCGAGCAGAAAGCCGAAGACATCAAGGCAGCAGCGCTCTCAGAAGCTAATCAGCTGGTTGCTGACGCCAAGGCGGAAGCCAGCAAGGTACGTTCAACAGCGAAGAGCCAGGCAGCCAAGACAGTGGCCGATGCCAACGCATCCGCTGCAGCACGTGAAGCCGAAGCAGCACAGAAGGTTGCCGTAGCAGAAGAGCAGTTAACCGATGCACGTCGTGGCGCAAACGAAGCGATTGCCGACAAAGCCGTATCAGAACGCGAACTGGCCGAGCTGCGCAGCAAGATCGAGCAGCTTAAAACTCAATACGCAACACTATTCAATTCATAGAGGTAGACCATGGCACTAGGCTATTCAGCAGCGTTACGCAACGCACAACTTGATCAGATCTCAGCCCAGGCTGGCTCTGGCGCAAAGATCCGTATTTACGATGGCGCACGTCCGGCAACTGGCGGTACAGTGACCAACCTGTTAGCAGAGTTCACAATGTCAGGCGCTTTCGCTCCAGCCGCATCGGGCGGTGTCCTTACACCGAACACACCACCAGGCACGACAGGCACAGCCAACGGTACGGCTACCTGGTACCGCATCGTGACATCAGCCAACGCGTTTGTCATGGATGGCTCAGCAGGCACAACAGGTACCGACATGATCTTGAGTACAGCGACCATCTCGACAGGCTTACCACTGACAGTGACAAGCCACACCATTACTGCAGGTAACCCATAACCGTGTATGGCAGTCAGATCAAAACACACCTTCGTCAATCCGCTTGCGGATGAGCCGGGCTTTCTAGGTTCTAAGCCTAGCGACTGGAACGCAGACCACACAGTCAACCTGATTGGCCCTGCGCTAATCGGCGCAACGGTGACAGGTGAGACGACTGCCGTTGAGATTGGTGTCGGTGCAGGGCTATCGTTTTCAGGTAGCTCACTCATCAACACAGGTGTGACCTCTGCCGTTGCAGGTACAGGTATCAGCGTTTCTGCGGCTACTGGCGCAGTGACCTTCACGAACACAGGCGTAACAAGCCTAACAGCAGGCACAGGCATTGGCGTATCAGCCTCGGCAGGTGCAGTGACTCTAAGCAACACAGGCGTAACAAGCATAGTCGCAGGCACCAACGTAACTATCTCAGGCTCTACAGGTGCAGTGACAATCAACGCGGCATCAGGTGGCGGAGGCTTCACGCCAACTATTAAAAAGCTGACAGCAACACAAGCCTCTACCGTTGTGGCACTTGCAAACATCACGACTTTAGTTGAGGCGATGGTAGCCAACGCGACTTATGAAGTTGAGGCTTTTGTCACATTCCAGAGCGCGGCAACGACTACAGGTTTAAACCTTGGCTTTACAAGTCCAGCAGGCTCATCTAATCAGCTTGAGTTTACCGTACCAATCGCCAGCACAGCAGTGGCATCAGCCCTGCGTAAGATATTTCCGAACGCGGCAGAGAGCGTATCTGGCTCAGTATTGGGCACAGGTGTTACAGCAGTGAACTCAAACCATACGGCACACGTTCATGGTTTTGTACATACAGGTGCAACGGCTGGTAACTTTCAACTTACCTTTGCCACAGAGGTGGCAGGCTCTGCGGTCACGCTACAAATCGGTTCATCTCTCATTATGAAAAGGCTAGTGTAATGACCAGAGACGACATGATTGCCAGAATTGATGTGATTGCCGATGTGCAACGCGCCAAGATTGTGGGTGACGCTGTTCGTGCGTTTGAGTACCAAGTTGCAGAGCGCGAGGCCAAAGCATTTGCAGAGACAGGCTTTGTAGGTGACGCACCGCCAAGTGTAGCGGCATGGGCTACAGCAAAAGGCTGGACAGCACAACAAGCCGCAGAGGACATACTGCAAGAGGCGGGATTATTCAACAGTGCTTTGTACTACATCAGAGCGACACGCTTACAAGGCAAACAAGCAGTGATGAACGCGACTACGGAGGAAGAAGCACAAGCGATTTTCACGCAGACTATCGCAAGCCTAAAAGCATTGGGGTAGGTAGATGGCTGTC